TTGGATGAGGGACTCACAGTGTTCGCTCTTGCGAGCGCACCATCCCTTATGTACACATTATCAAGGAGGCTAATTGAATTTAAGTAGTGCAGAACTAATACATATCATCGGTAGGTTTAACCATGAGAATCTGCGTCCAAGTTCATGCACTATGACATGCAAGGACGTTAGCAAACTTAAGGGTAAATTACTAGATGAATATTATATTAAAGTTCAAGGACGCGGATACTAAACGCAAGAACAAAGGTAAGCGTAAGCCTCAACAAGTACGCCAAGCTAAGGCTAGAACTAAACAATTAGTACGTAAACTTTCACAAACTAATTAACAATGAATCTTCACAATCACGCGGCGCTTGGTAACACTAAGCTACTAAGATATGTCGTACTAACTGACAAGAATGAGTACATAGTACATGGTACAGATAACATCGAAGCTGGCTATCGTGCTATCAACTTAGCAGGGTTACTCGATGAAGAACTCAAGGACGTAACACCTTGTGAAGATGATGACACAAGAGAAGCATTCACATGGGGTCAACATGAAGAAAAAGTCTAAACAATACTATCCAAACAATATCAGAGCTGTAACAGAGACGGAGGATGAATACTTTCCAACCATGCCTTTTGATGTATTCTATGCTCATTATGTACATAATTGGTTACTACCTAGTAGTCACGATTGCGTTATAAGAGCTACATCATTAAAGACTGGTAAGGTGAAAGAGTATTCATATAAGTATAGAACTGCTGCTGAGAATAAGATAAGAGCTTTAGTTGATACACATGAATTTGTTGTATGTGACCATGACTCTATCCACAAATTATCACCACACCCAGAGAACCGTGAAAAAACGAACAAAGCAGATACGTCTAGCTGAGTTAATCAGGGACGTAGAGAATCATCCACACAGGGATGAATTAATTAAACTTATGGAAGAACAACTCATTGATGATGTAAACTAATGCCAACACCTGCTCAAATAGATGAGCAACTTAATCATGAACGTGATGCTATTGCTCAAGGTCTTAAGAGACTTAAGGACAACACTAAGAACTTAGAAGAAAAGTCTTATGCTTCAGCATCTATCTATGGTATTACAACTATTGATGCCTTACTACCATTAGTTGTTGAAAGGATTAAGGAAACAAACGAGAGAATACATTCAAGACACAATGGCAGATTATTTAAAGAGATACATCAATACTTAGCTGACATTGAACCATTAGCAGCTGCAGCTATTACATGTAAAATAACCATTGATAAAGTATTTTCCGTTAAAGAAGGTAGTAATCAATTAACAACGATATCTGAGTCAATTGGTAAGGGTGTAGAGAATGAATGTCAGATGCGTCACTATGAGAAACATGCACCAGGTTTACTTAACACTCTTAAGAAGAACTATTGGCATAAATCAATAGGTACAGATCAGAAGATCGTAGTGATACAAACCTTAATGAATAGATATGAAGTAAAGAGATGGAGTACGTGGGGAGCTGCTAATCGGGTTCGACTAGGTGCTTGGTTATTAGATTGTCTTCTTTCTACAAGTAAATGGTTTGATAAAACAACTGAAAGAAAAGGTAGGAAGACTTTTAATTGCATCATCCCTACACCTGAGTTCATAGCGATTAAGGATGAGATTATGTATAACGCTGAACTCTTTAGTCCACTGGCTTGGCCAATGTTAATCGAGCCAAATGACTGGACACCTGAAAAGTCAGGCGGTTACTTGCTTAATGAAGTAATCCGTGGACATGACATGGTGCGAAGAAGCAACACGTCCCCTATACAGGGAGAAAAGCCTTTTGAGTTCCTTAACAAAATACAAAAGGTGGCTTATACCCTAAACCCTTTCACTGTGAAGGTAGCTGAAATACTTCAGTTAAAGGGTTTAAGTGTTGGGAAATTTCAACCAATCTGCCAACATGACCTTCCTAATAAACCTATTGACATAGCTGACAATGAAGTAGCTAGAAAGAAATACAGGAGAGAGGCAGCTGAAGTATTAAATAAACAAGCTCAAGAGTTTAGAAAGTCTTGTCGAACAAGGATGACAATGGAATCAGTAGAACGCTTTAAGAATAAAGAGAAGTTCTACATTCCCCACTCGTTCGATTACAGGGGTAGGATTTATCCGATACCTGCCTTCCTTACTTTCCAATCAACGGATTGGGAAAAAAGTCTTTTAAGATTTGCTGATGAATCCTTTATGGATGATGAAGCAGAAAGATGGATAAGATTTCAAGTCGCTACAACTTATGGTCTAGATAAAGACACTCTTGATGATCGACTTTCTTGGACTTATGAGAATGAATGGTTAATAGAAAGGATAGCATGTGAACCAATAGATTCTCTACCTAATTGGGAAGAGGTTGAGGAGCCATGGCAATTCCTTGCAGCATGTGATGAATTCTATCATTGTGTTATAAAGAGAGATCGAATTAGCACTGGCTTACCTATAGCTATAGACGCTACATGTAGTGGTCTACAAATACTTTCAGGTCTCGCTAAAGATAAATCAACAGCTCAACTCGTTAATGTCCTCCCTTCTGATAAACCACAAGACGCATATAAAGCTGTAGCTAATCAGGCTAGACCATCTTGTCCTGAAGTATGGCAGAAGTACATAGACAGGAAGGTAGCTAAAAGGCTAGTCATGACAATACCTTACAATGCAAAATTTCAAAGCAATTGGAGGTACACACATGAAGCTTTATGTAGTAAAGAGTTTGATATTACTAACTTCCAAACAGCTAAGGGTAAGGAATTAGATATACCTAAAAATGACATAACCCAGATAACTCATGCGTTGCGTGATGCTACACATAAGATATTCCCTGGACCAATGAAAGTTATGAAATGGATAGAGTCAGAGGTTAGTAATGCTATTAAGCGTGGAGCTACTGAACTTAAATGGGTAACTCCAGCTGGTTTCATAGTTCATCAAGAATTATTTAAGAAAAATATTGAACGTATAGAGCTACAAGTTTTAGGTCTATGCAAAATGAAAGTTGCTACTGGAGATAAAGATGAGGTTGATAAGGCTAGACACAAGGCTGCTACAGCTCCCAACCTCATTCACTCTCTAGATGCCAGTCTTCTATGCCTCTCAGCTCTAGACTTTAACCACCCTATAGCTCTCATACACGATAGTGTCTTATGTAGAGCTACAGATATGAGCGATCTATCCAGAATTGTCCGAGAAAAATACATGTACCTGTTCGCAGAACATGATTACCTAACAGATTTCGCTAACCAGATAGGTGCGGAAACTGAACCACCGATTATCGGAGACCTTAAGCCGTCCGAGGTAATTGAATCCACTTACTTTTTTTGTTAATGAGAAACATCCACGTCACACCTGATCCCGTTGTACTAGAGGGGTATCAGGCTGTAATGAAGCCAAGTCAGTACGGCTATAGCTTGAGAGCTGTAGTAGGTAAAGACTTAATAGATAAACTAGAAGAAGAAAGAGTTGATGCTTTGAAGTGGGCTGAGTCTAAGCTCAAGAACCCTAAGAGATCATCTCTAAAGCCAGAACCTTGGGAGGAAGTATCCGATGGAAAATACATCATCAAATTCTCTTGGAGTGAAGACAAAAGACCACCAGTGGTCGATACAGAAGGTACTCCTATTACTGACGCTAATACTCCTGTCTATGCAGGATCTACTGTCAAGCTAGGATTCATACAGAAACCTTACCTACTACGAGATGGTATCTCTTATGGTACATCTCTTAAGTTATCAGGTGTACAGATAGTAACCGTACAAGGTGGTGCAGGGGTCGATACAGGCGACTTAGATCAAGCAGGTGTAGCTGAACTATTTGGTAAAACAAACGGCTTCAAGGCTGGGGAACCCAACGTAGAGGCAGCTGGTACACCATGCTCAGTAGAAGATGACTTCTAATGTTCAGGTCTGAACTAGAAGAGAAGGTCTCAGATTTACTGTGTGAATTAAAGATTGATTATGAATATGAACCAACAAGGATTCCATATGAAATACAACATAATTATTCACCAGATTTCCTACTACCTAATGGAGTTTACTTAGAATGTAAAGGATATTGGGATAGTATAGACAGAAGGAAGGTTAAAAATGTAGTGGAGCAACACCCAGAGATCGATCTAAGGATGGTCTTCCAAGCTCCATACAATAAGATCTCAAAGAAATCAAAGACAACGTACGCACAATGGTGTGATCGTCATAAGATCCCTTGGTGTGCGTACCATAATATACCAATAGAATGGCTCACATAGAGAGCGAATTTGTTAGGCATACAGCATGTCCTAATTGTGGTTCATCCGATGCTAATGCTGAGTACTCGGATGGACACACACATTGCTTTGTATGTCACACCCGTACTCCTGGGAATGGAGAAAATAATCACAATCACGAAATGTCTACCAATGTACAACTCAAAGGATCTGCCGTACGGCTGCAACGTAGAGGAATCAGTGAGGCGACAAATCAAAAGTATAAAATCTTCAGAGATGGAGAACTCTTACGCTTCCATTATTTCACAAGCGATGGCATACTTCAAGGAGCGAAGGTAAAAACTAAACAAAAGGACTTCTATTATGAAGGGATATCAACTGATACTTTGTTTGGTCAGCATTTATTTCCTAGTAGCGGTAAACGGATCATTGTTTATGAAGGGGAGCTAGATGCTG